ATTAGAGAATGGCTGGAGTATCTTTTTTCGTGGGTCTCAGAGACTTGGAGAAAAGATACTTTAACAGTTTGTTTCCACGGGCGGCAATATTTATTAGTCGTTTTTTAGTCAGAACCGTTCTTTAATGAGGATTTTTTTAGTCGGAAATTTTAAAACAAAAACCATATGGCAACATTAAACTTAAGAATCCTCCCTGCAAAGAAAATGAGTAACGGGAAGCATAAAATACGAATCATGCTTTCCCATAACTCGGCTGCAACATACATCACGACAGATTGTATAATAGACAGACCCGAACAACTGAAAGACGGAAAAGTAAAAGGACATCCTGATGCAGACCGCATAAATGCAAAGCTACGCAAACTGATGAATTTCTATCAGGACATCATTGACGGTATTATGAACATCAACGGCTACAGCTGCTCGGAGCTACGTGAGCTTCTCGTAAGAAAGCATAACCACGACAACGCCAAGTTCTCGGATGCCATGAACGCATACCTCGAAGAACTGAAAGAAGATGAACGGCACAAGTCTGAGAAGCTTTACAGGCTGGCTTGCGAATCGTTCATACGGGAATGCGGCGACCTGTTCCTCGGCATGATAACGTACCGTGACATCAAGAAGTTCCGCAAGAACCTGGAGAACCGCCGTTTGTCCCCCACCACCATCCGCATCTATATGACATTGCTGAAAGTAGTGATTCATTTTGCTGAGAAACGGAAGATGTGCAAATACGAAGATGACCCGTTCGAAGACGTTCCACTTCCTTCGGCAAACGTCCGGGAACTGGACCTTACCGTTGACGAACTGAAAGCCATACGTGACCTCGATGCGCCCAAATACAACATCATGGTTGCACGTGACATATTCATGCTATCCTACTACCTTGCCGGCATGAACCTTGTCGACATGTTGGAAGTGGATTTCCGGAAGCCTTATATCGAATACTACCGGACCAAGACGAAGAACAAGAAGCACGGGGAAAGCAAGACGGCGTTCACCCTCCAGCCGGAAGCGGTTGCCATAATCAAGAAGTATATCCAAAAGAACGGGAAGCTGAAATTCGGCAAGTATGACACGTTCGGAAAGGCTTACTCCGTCATATCACGAAAGGTGGAAGAAATGGCTTCCATTGCCGGAATAAGCAAAAGGGTTGTCTTCTATTCCGCAAGGAAGTCATTCGTACAGCACGGATTCGATTTAGGTATACCGTTGGAAACATTAGAATACTGCATCGGGCAGTCCATGAAATCCAACCGACCTATATTCAACTACGTACGTGTGATGAGGAACCATGCCGATGAAGCGATGCGTAAGATATTCAACCAGCTTCTATAAGTTCCAGAGCCTCTTTTACTGCATCTTCACGTACTTCATCAAGCTTAGAATTAAGGCGGTGAATCAAGTCAAGATTGCTTGTAATAACCTTTCGTTTACCCCCCCCTATGGAATTGCAGGAAAGCTCATAGTGAAGGTAGCTGATTAGCTTTACCTTGATTTTCTTCATTCGTGGCATACGCTTCGGGATTATAGCGGAAAAAGAAACGGTTCCGCTACCCGTTGCGTTACACTTCGAAAGAAAGCAGTGGGCGCATTAACGCTCCACACGGGACGAAACCGTTATATATGCGAAAAGCGGCGGACACATATATGCCCGCTGCCGCATCCGGCAAAATCACTTTCGCCTTCTTTCTATGTAACGCAATGCAAATATGATGATTTTTTCGGATAAAAACAAAAGCCCTTACGGATTTTATTCCGCAGGGGCTTTCTATTTCTTCAGCTTGTAGACCATATATCCGACTATTACAAGTATAGTTATAATGATTAATGCTATCGCATACCCTCCAGCATCCATCTTGAACTGCTGCCACTTGGTCAGCCTGGCTTCCACAGGGTAGGGGACACGGATGGTGTCCGTCCGGTTGACATATAACGTGTCCGTCTTTGCCTTGTCCCGGTAAATGTACTTGTACCGGAACTCCGTCACCGTGTCTCCCTTCACAATCACCAGCACGCTGTCCTTCACGTGGATGCTGTCACGAACCACCTTATTAAAGTATACCGAATCGTGCTTCACCGTCTCCACCGGAACATACCGGACGCTCCGGCATGATGTTACCGCCATGGCAAGCAATACAAGCATTGCCATAAAATAAAGTAATATAACTGATTTCTTTACCATAGCTCATCCTTTCTTCAAATACTTCACCCAAGCGTAACGCCCTCTGCCTTGCAGGTAGCCCATGTTTCCTTGGTTCATGTACGCCTCACGCTCAAACGAGATGTTGCGGTACGCCGTGTGCGCGTTCCGGTACCGGACAAGCCTTACCAGCCACTCGATAACGTACCACAGGTAGAACAGCACGTACAGCATCTCCTTCATCTGCGCCGTATGTATGCTCTCGTGGTTGATGTCCACACTGCCAATCACAGCATCGTCTCTTACGAACAGGATGCCGAAAAGGTTGACGCATTTGTATCCCTTGAAAGGGATGATGTTGTTCCTTACTATCTCCATACCAACAAGTCTTTATATTCCTCTTTCGCGTCAAAGCACGGGCACATCTTCGTCCACTCGTGCGGCTCCACAATCCCGTCACCGTCCGTGTCGGGCGATGTGTCCCTGTGTCCCAGTATCTCCTTGATAGGGTATTCCTTCACCAGCTTGGCAACCAGCACGCGCAGCGCACGCTTCTGCGCCTCCGTCCTTGTGTCCTTCGCCTTGCCGCCTGCGTCCAGACCGCCTACGTAGCAGATGCCTATCGAGTGCTTGTTGTACGACAGCCCGCCGAAGCCGCGGTTGTTGCAGTGCGCCCCGTCCTTCAGCAGCGAACGTCCTGTTTCCACGTCCCCGTTCAGCTTGACCACGTAGTTGTAACCTACCTCGTTGAACCCCCTTTGCCTGTGCATCATGTCAATGTCACGAGCCGTGATGTCCTTCCCCTCCTTGGTGGCGGAACAATGGATGATAATTGCGTCAATTGTCTTCATTTCTTTTCCTCATCGATTATGTTTTCTATATCTTTCTTGTCTATATTGGATACTTTGCCTATCAGTAAAGCAACAAGCTCTTTCAGGTTAAGCGAATACCCCTTCGGTTTCAGTATGTTGCTTAATATTGATGAGAACTCTACAAAGCATACCACAAGGCAAGACCACTTGTCTATCCCGTAACTCTCACCAGAAGCAACTTCAACGGCACAAACCGTGCATACAAAAGCGAAATAAGTCACCGTTTTACCCATTGTACGCCGGGCTGCCATACTGAAACGTATCTTCTCCTTCATCATCATGCTTTTTCTTATTCCGAAAACAAGGTCGCACAATATAACGGCAAACGTTGCAATCAGCCAGGGTATCATGTGCGACAGCGTGTCACGGATGAACAGGGGCAGTACAGCCGAAGCCACACCGCACACCGTATTCATCGTTTCATCTTTCACTGTTTCTGTCAACAAATTGAATTTCATCCTAATACCTATTGAAAACATCCGAAATTTAGCATGAATCTTTCAATTCCCGACTATATTTTATGAATATTAGACTGACACTACTTGTCAGTTATTTGTTACAGGAAAACAGTAAGATAACTATAAAAATGACGTTACAATATACTGTAGACGTGTTTTTACATAATAAAATTTACACATCATTCTTATTCTACTTCTTTTTCTTTGACTAAACACTTGAATCCGGATAACCACCTTACTACTTTTATTTTGGACGTCTAAACAAACGTCTTTTATAATTTATGAGAAATGATTTAAAAGAGAAGGTCGGCAAGACCATAACCAATGCGGTTATAAAAGAAATAATAAAAGAGACAATAAAATTTGTTGTATTGCATTGGGATGATTTTTTAGAGATATTAGGTAATTTAGCCAATCTCATTCCTTGAGCACGAGAAAGAGCCGCCCGGACGAACCGGAGCGGCTCCACCGCCAATGTTGTTCGGCAAAGATAATTATTGGCGGCGGGATTTCCTAATGATTTCTGCCATTTACACAAAATTTTGGACAGTGTCGAAAATTTATAGTGCTTATGAATTTATATCATCCGTTCAAATGCATAAGCCCAGTTGTGTAATGGATATTTTATTCCTTCAATATCCTTATATACATGATAGCCTTGGCTATCTCTCAAATTTCCTCTGCCGCCATATTCTCTACCGCTGTTTCCTGTTTTGCTTGATGGTGGTATAACAATACTTTCTCCGTTCAAAGCATACCTCAATTTACATCCAACAGGAGTTTCGCTGCAATGGATAGTCACGGTATCATTATATAACGAAACACTTTCAATTATGTCCGAATTATCTGGCTTTATACAAGTATAACCCATATTCTTTGTTTCTCTTACATAATTGGTATCAAATTCCAATGGTGGACACGGAACGCTATATTTGACTAATATGTCATTTTCTGATACAGTAAATGATAATGGACAAACTCCTTTATTCATCTCCTTATCAATTAAATATCTCTTTAGAACATATCCTTGATATGCTCCAAGCAACTTTTCCGAAATGTTGGTTATATGTATATTAGCCCCTATAACATGGTCCATCATATACATAGGTATAGATGCCATAAACGCATCATTATCCCTAACAGCTTCCATTTGAGCCGTTAATACATCCATCTGATTATTATTAAAGTCATAATTTTGGGTATATAAACACTGGCATCCCGTTTGATAGCAAATACACTTTACATCGTTTGTTTGTCCTATTATAGACTTAACATCAGAATTTATTTTATTCTGCAAAGACAATAATGCTTCGTAATAAACACTCTTTGAGTTCCCTTCCTTAATGTCAGTTTCTCCTTGAATCCAACACCAAGCAGGAACTTCTATTGTATAACCATTATCATCACAAATATTCTTTGCTGCTTGCAGGCAGTTCTTGAAATAATTATAATGACCTCCTTCTTCATCATTTGATAAATATTCAATACTACTTGAACCTTGTCCTGGGCATACGAACAGAAGCTGCACATTATCCCATGCTTTAGAGTATGCATACAAAGCATTCTCCCTCATCAATGTTTCAATAAACATTTCACTTGTCCCAGAAGAAGATGTCTCTGATGAATCTTCTTTCAAAGGAATAAATGAAGTTACTGCATCAGGAGAACTTGGTCTTGAGATAGTTCCTGTATTGAATTTTAAAGAATTGTATTTTGGACTTTTTGTTATAGCTGGGGTTGATTCTCCTCCAACAGACAAAGATTGTCCATAAATAGGTATAAATACAATTCTTTTTAGATTTTCAATAGGAGAACTATCGATATTTTGTTTTTTATTAATGTAGGTTATTAAATCTGTTTGCCCATACGCAGCATAGACATTAATGTACAACCCATCATTAGTATAGTAAGAAGTCCTAAACCAAACAGCTCCTTCGGGCTTCTCTGAATAAACAGATTTTACAACACCTTCTGATGAAACCTTTGGCGTAACAGAAGATAATATATTATAATATTCATCATACCAAAAAATAATACCCAATACTTCTCCTAATCTTGTGTCAACCCTTAAAGAAACAATATTCTCAGCTGAATAATAATCCGTATAAGCAAAATTATTCAGCTCACCTACAACTCCATCATTATTCAAATAGTAACCATCTACCTGTGTAAGGCTGTCTTGAATACTTGTATAGTCATTTATACTATTATAATCGCCTATAATGTTTTTTATACCACTGATATTACTATCTTCTACTCCATATAAAGGTATAGAAAAAAGTTTTGGTTTTTCCTTATGACCAGATAGTTTAACTTTAGCTATGCCCTTATATTTATGCAGAAGCATTTTCACCCTGTAATAATTTTCTTTTCCTTCTAATCCTTGTATTGGATGTCTGAATAAAAAATTATCATCTTTATCATAATATGCGATAGCGTAAGCAGCTGTTCCAGCAATATTAAAGTCACAAACAATAGCGCAATTTGACAATCTATCTGAATCAGTATAAGAATACTCTGTTACAAAAAAATCCTTATACGAATCACCAGTCACTTCTTTGCCATTTGAATTTAAATAAGTGGACTCCTTGATAATTACATTTGTAATTTCTGAACCTACCTTAGAAGACAATAATATTCTGTTTATATTATCTACATAGTCAAAGACGTTCAAAGCCAACCCTTGTTGATTAACTCCTATATTCCTATTATTTCCTAATGCATCCGCAAAATCATTAAAATTAATTTCTGGTGTAACAAATAAAAAATCACCTGCTACGTCCCACTTTATACTCGGATTTTGCGGAAACAGTTTCTTTAACTTTAAGAAATCAACGCATATTTCGGCTTTCACCTTTTCGTTGTCCACATGATAACTCTTTATTCCAATTTCTTCATCTGATTCATAAGATAATGAAAACCTTAGCACAAAATTTCCATCTAAATTCAAATCATCTGAATCCAAATCATATATCCAAAAGCACATGGTGTCTTGGTCAAAGTGAGTAGTGTCTCCCCAGCCAATCACTGCAATAATAAATCTATCATTTATCCTTTCTTGTGGGACTTTTAAGATACATTTTTTTATGGAAGATATAATTTTCATATCTGTATCTGTCAAACTACCATCCCTCCATATATTTGTAATAGGTGCTTTGCTTAAATTTAACTGCGTTGCTTTTTCGTACCCATTCATCTGCTTTGCAGCAAATATTGTGTGTACATAGTTAGTTACACTCAATTTATCTACCCAGCAAACCCTCGCTTTTGTAGCTAATTCGGGCTTTTGAAGTAAAACATACTGATATTCAGTAGTTTCGTTTCCATTAGCTATTGATAATAGATTATCATCAGCATCATAATATGCTATATTGTTAATACCTTGGTTTGTAAATGAATAAACCGCTATCTTGTCAATATTCGATAAGTCATTGAATACACCTACGGACATATTCTGATTATTAACAATAGTTCCATTAGAAGATATTTGTTTTCCTGCCTCTATCGAATCGGGTTTTATAATATTAGGGAAAATGTCACTCCCGAATGCAACCCTCAAATAATCCCTGTTATCATTGGGGTACATACGATAAAGTTTTGGACTGCTTTGATAAGCGCATAGTTTAATTTTCGCTACTTTTTCATCGGTACGTAAAATTGTCTTTATTTCATACGCTTCTGTACCTCCCAAACCTGTAAAATCATGAGTTCCTATGAAATTATCACTGCTATCATAGTAAGCCACAGCAATAGCAGAAGCACCAGCGAAAATAAAATCACATACTAAATATGAATTGGTGTTTCTATCATCTTCTGTCAAAGAATACTCTCCTACTGTGAAACTGCTAATACCCGTAACTTCATTTCCTAATGCGTTTAGATAGGTGTTTGTTTTGAGCATTAAGGCAACTTCATCCCCTATCTTATTTTCTAATGAAAATCTTGATGAACTACACAAAATCCTGTCTATTGCATTAGTTACGTATGTCACCGTCTTCTGGCTCATCACCGCATCCTCGTCATCACCAAGCTCCTGTACAACATCTATATGCTCATCCTGTATCTTCTCAACCACATCGACAAACATGCCTCCGACACGGGAAGCGGTATTCGCACCGTCCTCAACCTCGTTCTTGATTACATTAGCCTGTTCTTTCAGAACATCGAATTCTTTTGCCATATATATTATTCTCCTATAATCTTGTAAGTCGCACCATTTGTTTTGATTCTTCCCTTTCGGAACAAAGGGAACTTGTCCTGATTCTCGTTCAGATAATCCACGCATTCTTTCATATACCGTGAAGCAACGTCGAATGCGTCATTATAGGCTTGCAGCTTCTCCCTGAACTCCGGTCGGCTGCTGTATTCATCATCCTTGTTGACGTATCCGAACCTTGTAACATTTCCGTCACCGTTCTTCACCAACCTTGCATACGAATAATAAGCCATTGCTGATTTCAAGCCAACCAACAGCCTTTTCCCGCCGCATTTTGCCTCATATTCGCCTCCTGAAAGGAGTAACTGGTATTTGTCCGGTTCCGCCTTTATATCCAAGAAAAGGGCGTCCCCTAAAGCCGGTCTGACATCCATATTCTCCGCCTCACGGATATACGATTCAATCTTGTCAGATGCGACATAAACGGACATTCCACGTGTCAGCTTGCTTACTTCATCAGTTGTTATCAGGTACGTTTGCATTTCTCACATACTTCAAGGGTTGAACACTGTAATCATTAGACGGGTTAGCCGTCTCAAACCAATACCGGAATACCATTTGAAAGGCTCTTTCTATGCAACGCTGCTGCTTGCTGACAATCGAATTGTAATACTCGAAAGCATCTTCCAAGATGTCTCCAGAAAATCCGACCTTACCGATACGGATGCAATACCACGGCTCTTGACCGTAAGCGGAATATATCCTTTCCACCACGCTTGCATCAGTAACGGTAAATTCCTTGTCGTAATTCTGTGTCGTGAACGGCACGAACTCCGGCTTTTCTTCGTCCGTTTCCAATGTCACGTCAAGCAGCTTGTTCGAATTCATGTCCCCTTGCAGGTTCACCAGCATTTCGGAGAAAGAATCGTTCGCATCATCATCTTTCACCTCATTCCCGTTATCATCGAAAGCCGTATGGGTCCCTTTCTTAGTGATTACCATGCCGGCAGGCAGGAAATTGTTTCGTACATTACGGTACTTGACATTTGAGAGACCTTCATCCGTGCTCATTTCAGTAACAACCCTGTCCGCCCTTCCTGTAGGATACACATTTTTGCCTTCCAGCGATAACCACAAAATCTGACCTTTGTAAAACTCGATACCTCCTGCAGCTTCTATCTGCGCAAGAACCACTTCCTTAACAGGATTGAAAACATCAATATAATCAACATTATCTTTCTTCACCTGTATCTTCTTCCCTTTCCGTGTCTTGTTCCCAGCCCAGTCAGGATGTACGGCAATCTTGGCGACATACCCGTTATCGTCTTCCTCCAGCAACCGGCAGTTCTCGAAAGGCACATGATTAAGCTCCACGATGTCACCATAGACATTGTAGTTCACGTGAAGAGCAATGCCATTGAAACAAGCCATGTCATTACAGATAAGGGCATGGATGTCATCGGAAGTCTGCCCTCTCCGGTTCACGACATACGAAGAGAACTGCTCGTTCATGAACCCGTTCCCCTCTATGAAGTCAGCAAACCGTTCGGAGCACTCCGATCCGGTAGAACTTGCGGCAATGATGTTCCGTAACGTCTGAGGATAAAGGTTGTCATCCCCATACGACTGGATGCCAAGAGACTGGATATAGCTTATGTCTATCCGTCTTGAACTTTTGCGCTTCAACTCTTTTACCCTCATATCTTCTATCTATTCCTTAGTTTGCATACCTTTTGCCTTCTCGATATAGCTTTTCAGCATCTTGTCACTGATTTTACGTCCTCCTACCAAATAGTCTGACAGGCTTTCTTTGATTGATTCTTCCGAAACCCCGTCATTCAGCGATTCGGCAATCACATTCAACAGTTCCCCGTCCAGCGCATTGCTCTTCAAGTTCCGCTTGCCGACACGATTCTTCCAGTCGGCAGGAAGGATGGAAAACAGCTTCGATGCGGAAGGGTTGGACGCAAGATAGTTCTCGGCTACCTCATCCGTCAAGTTGGCGTTCGTATAGAATTGCGAAGAACCGAATACCGGCTGCAACACCACCCCGTTCTTCAACACATAGTTCGATTTCTCTTTCATTTTACCGTTCTTTTTAAGGTAAACGACCATTTCTATGATGGCGTCACGGTAGCAGTCCTTACATGATGTCTTCACGAACTTCTTCCCAAGCACATCATAATACAAAGAAGCCACCTCAGACTTTTCAGAAGAGGAAAGGGAGGACTTCCCCCCCAATCCCTTCAATCTATCAACCACTTCACTAACATTCATGTCATGCACCTCCGCTCACAAGTGATTCAACAGCAGCTGACGTTGTCTCGTAATCGGTCTTGAAAAGGAATACGCCGGACTTGGGCGCACGTGTCTCCTGCAAGGAAACAGCCCATCCACCGTTCGTGTCCTCCGAATACTTGTCGTTCGTCATCTCAGAAGCACGCAACCCTTGGTACCATCCATAAACTTGGAAAGCAGGGTCGCCAGGATTCTCTTCTTTCTGCAATCCCTTGAACTTGTTTTCAAGGATAACCACGAACTCGCCGTTGGCAAGCCCGTCAATCACGTTCTCGCACACATCCGGACCGTTGTCAAGGATGACAATGCTGATGGTATTGGTGAACGTGTTGCGGTAAGTACCTGTAGCCAAGGCCGTGTTTGTGCCGGTAAACGGGGTGCTTCCCATCACGACCACCTCATACGCCTTTTTCTCGGATTTCAACGCGATGGTCTCAATCACGTTCTTCCGTGTCGAGTTGAATGTAGTTGCGGAAAAATCAATGTCATCACGGTTAATGATGATGCCGCGCTGCTCCACACCTTGTACCAATGGGTCATCGCATGACGGCGATATACCCTGCTTGATGATATTGTCACATACAGCCATATGTACCTCCTTCTTCTTAATAAGCGATTTGGAAAAGGTTGTCTTCACCGATAAGACATCCGAGTTTTCCGGTAGAGTACAGATAGTTTACACGGTCTTTCCGGTCAAACCAGATGTCAAGGTCTGAAATGAGCTGGTTTGCAGGAGTTCCTACAAGCAACTGGCTCGGCGCTCCGAATACCGCACGGTGCGGAAGGTTCAGCTTCGTCCCGTCATTCTGGTATTTCTGAATGAACCTGTCCCAAATGGAGACACGGTACACCGGAATGCCGTTATATTCGGTCACGTCAAGGCCTTTGAATATCTGTTCCCAGGTAAGTATCAGCTTATATTCGTTTTTCAAGTCTCTCACCAATGCATCTGCAAGCGACTTGGTACAGAAGATTCCGGCGCCGTCCATTGATGCGATACGAGGGTCTGCGGATTCAAGCAGAGAATCGAATATTCCGATAGCCACGCCTGCCGTTTTCAATTCGCTGAACTGAGTTGCCGTAGTCGTTTGGCTGTTGGCTGCAATCTTCGTCTTCTGCGATGCGTTTGCAGTTCCGATGGCAAACAGCTGCTTCCAAAATCCGTTCGTAGTCTTGAAAAGGTTCACATCCACTCCGTCAGTAATCTGCCCGCTGCTATCCACATTTGCAGCCTCCTTGTCTCCAAACCAGATGAAACGCCACATCATGTGCTTGATGGCAAGGTCAAGTGCCGGCATTACGATGTCATCCATGTATTCGGTAGAAGTCAAGTCACCGATTTCGGTTCCTGTCTTCAGGCAATACTCAGCAATCGTATTGATAAGGTCAGTGTAACACCATTTCAAGGGAATCTGCCAGTCACCGATTGACCATTCCTTTTCTGCGAATTTGACATTCGCATTCTTGTAAGATGGGTTACATCCCGAACCATCCCAACCTACATCATCCATTTCTCCAACCCATCCGAGTTTGTCACCGTTATGCACGTTCTGGCGAAGCGTGAAGAACCGCTCCAAATCTTCGTCCAGGAAATTCGTCATAATGAGAAGGTCTTTAAGGCTTTTCACCGCCCCGTTGTCAGGGGTAAGGCTCGAAAGTGCTCCCCATGAAATTCTATCAGCCATAGCAATTTAGTTTTTGTTGTAACGTTGTTTATTTTTCTCTCTCTTTTCCGCAAGCATCTTCTCTATCTTGCTTACCGGCTTTGTATCTTCCTGTTTTTTACCTGCCGTACTTACACGTCCTGCCGGAACATACTTGCTTGCAGCAGCCCGTTTCAGCTTGTCAATGCCTCCGGCTTTCTCAACCTCTGCCAACACGCTGATTTCATCTTCCGTCTTGGCGTTCTTCTTCAACTTGGCGTTTTCCGCCTTCAATTCTTCAACCTGAGCTTTCAACGCTTCCACATCTTCATCCGAAGACGGTTCACGTATCTCAGTGATGACACCGTCCTGCACGACTACCGTGCGCCCGTCTTCCAATACATGCTCTCCGTCAGGCGATGCAGGGTCTCCCACTTGAATATCCCCCTCTTCACGCTCAACGGTCAGTTCCTCTCCGGTCGAAGTGGTCAACGTAAGAGCTACTGCCGGTACATCCTCAATCTTTGCATAACCGCACTTTCTCAGCAAGCGGTCAAGCAAAGAAGATTGAACTTTCACTTCCTTCTCTGTTTTGCCCATAACAATAGAATTTTGATTAATAACTTCTTTTTTTGCGGATATTGCCGGAACTATGGATGATATGAATCCAAGCTCGATTGCCTTTCCCGGCGTGAACCAGCTGTCTGATTCCATCTGAGCCTCCAGCACTTCCCGTGCCTGTCCGGTTCGCTCCACGTACAGCGAAAGCATCTTCTCCTTTTCAGCCTTCAAGTCAGCGGCTATGGATTCAAGCCTTTCCGGCGTGACCTTTCCTTTCAGCAGTGCCCCGTCCGCATACGGATTATGTATGCACAGGCTGGCATGCTCATACGCAGTGCGCCTTTCAGCAGGCGCGGCAAGGAGGATGACAGTCGCCATCGATGCGCATGTGCCCACTACCTTGCATGATATTTCCTTTCCAGAAGCACGCAAAGCGTCATAAATGGCATATCCCTCCGTGCAGTCTCCTCCGCACGAATGTATCTCCACGTCTATCCGGTTGTCATCCGAAGGAATCCAGTCCATGAAATACTGTATGTCAGAGAAGGATATGCTGTCTTCCCCTGTCAGCCAATATCTCATCTTATCGGCATCCGAAGCAATATCTTTATTGATGAATAGTTTAGCCATATTTCAATCGTTTGAAGCAAAGGTAATAAACGGTATATGGCTTTAAGAATTTTATTGGCGAAAAGCACTGACACGGCGTGTCAGTCGAATTTTTGGGGGAACAAAAAAGGATGAGCAAGCGCCCATCCTCCGATTATAATTTTACAATTGCCGAAAGCCTTTTCACGACCCTGTAAATCGTCCTTTCATCCACCTTGTATTCGTCTGAAAGGTATTGCAGGATATACACTTTCTTATGACCCTCTTCTGTAAGCCTTACATAATCCTTATACAGTTCTATATACTTGACATCAGAAGGTTTAGCCGGAAGCGACTGGATTGCTTCCAATACGCTCCGGTGAGTTGACAGGAATTCATATACATTCATACATTACCCAAGTTTTCCAATACTTCCACCCTGTTTGCAACAGAAGTGATTTCTTCCACAGATACCACAGGACGTATATCCCTCACGCCTTTTGCCACAGCCCTTGCCAGCATGTCTTCTCCCAGCGCCTGGTTGCTCGCCTGCGTCACATTGATAGGTACTCCACCGCCCATCATGTTGAACGATGAGAGTATAGGAGCGAACATTTCGGTGGCTCTGGCCGTCATCACCGATTCCCCGTTGCTGAGACGTGCAGGTATGCTGTCGCTTGTCCCCGTACCAGGTCCGGTAACTAAGCCACCGCTTGCAAATTTAGCACTTTTTATTGACTTTGTTGCCGTTGCTATTGTAGAAACAACTGCCGCAACAGCTGCGGCAATACCAGCTATAACCTCCCACCATGTTTTACTTCCTTGTGTCGCTGCTCTAACAGCATTAGCAATAGCTACTCCTTGCGCAATGGCAACCTCCGCAATGGCAAGCGTCTTGGCAGCTATCGCCGCAGACCTATTATTTTCACCAGCAAGTTCGAGCAAATCTCCAATCGCCCCGGTAATCTGAGCCATGGCTTCCTGCTTTTTCTGTTCAACCTCAACTTCTTTATCTGAAAGCTCTTGCTTTGCATCAAGGTAATCCTGTTGTGCTTGCAATTTAGCATTATTGTATTCTAAATCCGTTTCATAATTGTCCCGAAGTATGGATTCATATATTTCTTTCTTCTGTTCAGCCTGTTCCTGCAATATATCCAATTCAGAAGCACCGGAATTCTGCAATTCTAAAATTTCGTTCTCCATTCGCATACGCATGTCATCCTGTTGTTTCTTCCGTACTTCCGTATTGAACTGGTTGGTCAAGTCTTGCTGCTGCTTCCGGTATTTCGCTTCAATGGCTGCTTTCATTTCTTCGGTCAATTCCTTGTCAGCCAATTCAGATTCACGTTGCTCCTGAAGCTGTTTCATCTTCAAGTCATATTCCTGGCGGCTTCCTTCTTTCACAGATGCAAGCTGTGCTTCTATCAGCTTCTGACGGTTATCTATCTCTTTCTGCAGTTCTTCATCAGAAAGCTTCTGCAAAGCGTCCTGCTTCTGTTTCTCCAATGTCTCAATCTGCGTGTTAATGGCTTCACGTGCCTTTGAAGTCAAATCAGTTTCGGTGGACAATCGGGTTCTAAGGTCTTCTATCTGACGGTTGTATTCATACTCGATTTCCTGTGTCTGCTTTTGCCTTCCGTCCTTCACAAGAGCAAGCATGGCATCTTCTGCTTTCCGAACTTCTTCAAGCTCCTTCTGCTTAGACTTTACTGCCTGACTTGTTTCTGATAAGTTTCCGGAAGAAACCTTAACGGTATTCGTTAGTTTGCCTCCTTGGTGGCTGTTAGAAGCTGTTTCCGTTCCGGATTCATCGGAAGCACCCCACGAACCGTTCATAACCTCTTGCGAAAATTCTGAGAAATTTTGTTTCAATTCTTTTATAATACCCTTCGTGTTATCCACAACCGCCGAATTAAACCTTTTGAATCCGCTTTCTATCGCATCAAAGTCGAACGTGAAGAGACCCTTTATCATGTCGTTAAGCGCACTAAGCTGTTCCGCAGTTGTCTTCACCAATGTAGATATCAAATCAAAAGCCGTCTTGAATGTCGTAATGATTCCTTGCGCCAAGAAACGGAGAGAAGATGATCTGTTATAAAGCATCCTGACCGATTCTATCAGGTTCTCTATGCCGTTAATGATGCCTATAATCCCTTCATTGACGAATATCTTTGCTTTCGTTGTCATTTCCTCGAATGTTCCTCCGGTCATGTCGAACAACCCGCTGAGCGCGTTCTCAAGGTTCGTCTGCGATTCCAACAGTTCTTCCTGTAGCTGACCCAACTCACCGGTCTTGGCTTTCACTTCGTCAAGGTTTGTGCTTATGTCTCCCAACGTCTTGATATACCTCAATCCGGCGTCTTCCCCGGCTTCCCCGAATATGTCCGCCAACGCTGCACCGACGGCAGCGGACGATTCCGGAAGCTCTTTCAGCCTGTCGGAAACCTCTTGTATGATGTCGAATGTGGTCTTTGTCCCTTCCTGCAATTCTTCCTGGACCTTCTCGGAACTCATGCCTATCCCCTCGAATGCCGCAGCCGTAGCCGTCGTCATCTCACGGATTCGTATGTTCGCCTCTTTAATGGAATCAATGCCCTTGTCCGAGAATATGCCCTGTTGGGTTGCATTCGTAATAATAGCGACAAACTGGTCTGCCGATATTCCGGCTTCACGGAAATAGGCGGGATATTCTTTCAGAATGTCCAAGTATTCACCACCGGCATCAGCCCCAGCGATGAAACCGTCCCTTACAGTTTCCAATGCTTCCGATTGGCTTATCTCGAACTGCTTAGCAACGGAATTTACAGATTGAAGTACTTCACGGAAATCCTTCCCATACACATCGGCAAGCGACTGCACTTCATTACGGTATTCCTTCAATTCATTCCCAGCCAATCCAGTAAACTGCCTTATCAGCCTTGTAGCTTCCTCCAGCCCTTTGTTGTAATCATAGAACCATTTGAAGGCAGCCCCTGCACCTGCAATTCCTGCTAATGCAAGGAATACCGGATTACCCATAAGGCTTAACAATGTCTTCCCGAACGCCTTTACTTTCACTCCTATCGCATCGAATATCCCTCCGGATTTATCTCCGTTGGATGCAAGCTCCAACAAGGAATTGGCGAACTCATTATTCAACCCCAATGCATCCTTTATAGCTTCTTCGTAATTTCCCACATTCCGGTAATACCGTTGAGTGCCTTCCTCAGCCGCTTTCAATGCATCAGTAACTTCATTTATCTTAACCTTCAACTCTCTGCCGACATCCGCATTTTCGCGCTCTTCCTTTGACAGCGAATCATATTGCGCTGTGAGGTTAGAAAGCTGTGCACGAAGGGAACGAAGGCTATCGACCTGTTCATTCTCCTGCTTAATCTGATTCCTTAGCTGCCTTTGCAAAGTACGGATTGCATAGTTATATTCTGCAATCTTTGCTTTCGCAACCTCCATTCCCTCATTGTATTTATCTTGGGAAATATCTTTTTTGTCCAGCTGCTCTTTCAGTTCTTTTTCAGCATTACGCACTTCTTCAATTGCTTCCCTATACTTCTTAATTCCATCGAGAGCCTTATTATAATTCACTTTAATATCAAGTATTTTCTCTGTCGTATTATTGTTCGGCATAACATCACATTTTTAATAGTTCACATTCACATATATCATTATCCTTTGTCTTTATGTTGACAATCGCAAAATAACTGCCGTACTGCTCCAAATACACCGGAACGGTAAGGTCAAGTTCCTTAAGCTCCACAGGATTCAGCTTGATGTATTCCTTTATTACTTTCGGCCTTCTGACAAAATCCTTGTAGGTAGCATAATAGTCATCAAGCAGGTTCCCCCATGCAAGAGGCTCGAATACACCGTTAGTCCCACTGAGCATCAATATGCGAGGCTCCACATTGCCGGAATCATATTCAAGTTCACCATTTTCATCATACGAATAAATGGGTATGTATGCGACACCGTTTCTCGTGTCACTTGCTGCAAATTCAAGTTCTACAGCGTCATTCTCATATTCAAGGTTCTTGTCGTTCACTATCACCGTACCGTTATAGTCACCTGTAACCGTATCGTCTTCCTTGTACTTGAAACGGTTGTTCTGCGCCATATTGTCAATCTGGTACGATATTTCCCGTGGCATCATTTCACGGTATGCCCTTACCAATTTCCCGCTCCAGTCGACCGAATCAGGCTTGTTGTCCTCAAGCGTGTCAAACGGTATGAACTTTATCGTACCCGTATCGGAAGGTATAGCGAACATCCCCAACATCCATGCAATACCCTTAATGAAGTCAGCCTGCTTGATGTCCGGAAGGTTGGGGACAAAATAAAAACGGTTGTTCACTTTTTGCGAACTGTCATGCTTGAAGGCTATATTCTCGGAAAAAGCATACAACTCCATTTCCTCCACCGTTATTGACTGTAATATCAAATATGTGTTATGCGAAAAGAAAGAAAACTCCAAAAAACTGCTTAAGTCATAATAGTTCTGATCACCATCCTGCAGTTCGAAATCCTCGTCCAAATAGAAATTAAGCTTGATTTTCTCCCCATAAAAAATAGATCCTCCAAATTCATCTTCCACTTGGTCAATGAATATCCTTTCAGTAGGATAAAACGATGCATAAATCCTGTTGTCTGCAGGATTTATGACAACAATCCTAAGAAAATCGTCTCTATTGTCAGGATTGATAGCTGATGAAAGGAAATTATCGAACACTATACTGATTGCCGCTCTTATGTGTAACTTCAAACCGGTATAAAACATGTTGAATCCTGTCGCCTGTGATGAATTGTTCAGCTGGAATATCATGTAATAGCTTGATGAAGCGTTCCTGAACAGCATCCTGCAGCGAGTAAATATATAAGGGGAGTAAGGATATTCGAACGTGTCATAAGCCGCATAAGTAAGATTCATTTTTCCAAAATCAACCTGTTTCTGCGCATCGTTCCTAGTAAGCAACGGGACAATCATGTTTCCCATCATCGAGACACGATCGGAAGGGAAATCGAACGTTATGCCATAAGTGGAAGATATCTTGTCCATTATCCACTTTACTGTAACTACCGGATGCATCCATGCATCAGTAGCATTCCCCTTGAATCCGTATTCAATCCTTGGGTACCTGCTGCTGTAACCATCTTCATTCTCCCATTCCACATAGTCTATGCCAGGAGCCATCCCATAATCAAGGTCTTGAAGGCTTTTGTCATCGTTCACTATGCTTGCGAAGTTGGATGCTGTTCCCCATGTCATTGCAACCTCTATGTTCTCATTGACAGCCATCAACACCACATTGGCATCCCTGATGATTTCAATACCGTTCTTAACAAGCGTGGCGGCATGCCCAATATACGGGAAAACGCTCAATGAACTCGGCAAGTGCGCCATCTCTATCATCCTCATATTCCTTGATGTCTTGGGTAGCTTTATCGTATAGCTGTTGTTGCTTACAATCTTGCTGATATCGGTCAACAGGTTGCTCTTGTAGTTCAGGCTGATGTCCACATTCCCAATATCCATCTTCTCTCCGTCAATGTATAGTTCATATCGTGTCATAGGCTCTGTGTCATTAATTCCGGCAATGTTACTTCTATTTCAAAATCCTGCAAATGCGCCCCTGTATTGGTTGTTGTAGCATTGGCAATGTTCACAGGCACCCATTTGCCGTTCCACCACATATCGACAATAGGCGAAGCATGAAGCCCCGCAAGCATCTTGAACGTGTCCTGATCAACCAAAGATGCACATGCCCTTATACTGCGCTCCAATGTTTTCAGTTGGTCCCGTGACACTCCACCATACCAATAGCTATCGTCAGAATAATCCTGATATATCAATTCCCCTTCCGCATCTGACTGGTATACGTTATCGCCTTCCTTGAAGAGCCAGTATTGGTAAAACCCGTGTCTGTCTATCCAACGTAGGTAAACGCCCTTATCGCAATCATCAACCACCAGCCTGTTGATAATAACCCCGTCACCTACCGGACGGAAAGTGTTGTCGAACGTGTATTCAAACGTGCTTGAAGGTATCTCTTCATCAAGACGTATCACTCCGAAATCCTTTGCGTTAGGGAACAATGTTTTCGGGTCTATATGCACCAGCCCCGTACCGATTGATGCAGACGTGTACAACGTCTTGTCGTAACGCTTGCGTATCGTTGCTCCGTCTGCAACATACATGGAAAACGTGAACGGGAAATTCTTGAACCAAACCACCTTCCGTGACGGATTGAACACCTCCCCGATATTCATCGCACCCCAAATAAACTTGGTGCTGAAACTAAGCCCGTGACCGGAAACAGCCACACTCTTGATTCCGATAGGGAAATCCCTTGACGTGAAAAACGTCTTGACGTACTCGGAAAGGTCGTATTGTATCAATCCTCCCTTGGCTTCCCTCTCATCCGTGTACGTTGTCCCGTCACATGAAATCGACAGGCTACCTTCTGAAACGCTTCCGCTAACCATCACATAATTTGGATTGAATGCGAATCCTATCTCATCAGAATAAGTAATGCTTAATCCTCCTACATTGTCAGTCCTCATCTTTCGAAAAATTAAGGTTAATATGTTCAACTTCCGTATCGAATATCACCGACACCTTTCTCCCTACATTGTCCACCGTTTCCAACACCGCCGTTGAATAAATGTCGACCTTCTCTCCCTTGCGGTGCATAAGCGTCCCTTCCGTGCGTATCTTATACGCTATCGCACCGCTAAGGCTCATCAGCCCCCTTTCTTCCGGCGTATATTTAGGCTGCCATCTTTCGCTTGGAGTACGCTTATATGGAACAGGAGTTACGGTAATGCCCTTGTCAATTACCCATTGCCTGATTATCGCATTGAACCCACTCGGCACACGTCCAGCCTTACGCCCAGTCTCCAAAACCACGAAAGCCTGGCGCCCCCAAAGTATGCCACCGTCTTCCGTAAGTTCCACCTTGATGCTTGCACGTGTGCGTCCGCTGGCAACTTGTCCGGCAGCCTCATGGTTGGCGATTATCCTTTCACGAAGTGACTTCAATTCATCGCCGACAATCTGCAGTACATCATCCTTTATCGTATTCATACGAAATAATCCTTTATAGGTTTACCATAGCACAGGGTTATTCCCTGCTTTTCCATAAGCTGCAATTCAATGACAACTCCGGTAACATTCACATCAAGCTTATCATACAGCACTGAATACCGGACATCACCGCTTATCGGCTCGAATAATCCGCTTGCATTGGCTGTAAGTATAAACTCCATGGCAAGATTCTTGCAACGCTCCAATATCTCATCGTTGTCCTTCCCGTCAAAATCGAAATCAGCCTTGTCCACAAAGGCGAGCATGCAGTTCGGGAAGTCCCTTAGCCTTCTATCCGTGACGTTCATCACGCCCGATACAGGAAGCACGTTGATGACAGCCGGAAGCGATTCCTTGTCCAGCCGGAAGTTCGCCGTATGCCAGTTGTCAAATACATAGGTCAGATTCCCCATTTTCTCTATCACCGAAGCAATCTTTCTTTCTACAGATGAAGCCGGTGTAATTTTCTTATTCATTTCTTCCTCCTTTCCAATACCTTACGCAACCTCCTGTCCATCCTGATGCGCTGTGCATCCATATCCAGGCACTTGTACACACGCACCCAAGGAACATACTCCACAGCCTCATGGTCGGTTATCCCCATCCGCTGCGCATAGTAGTCTATCAGCCCGAACATCCCGAAATTCATCTTGCCGGCACCAGCCTGCTTCTCTTCCGGTGTAGGGGGCACATTAGTAGAAGCGAACAGTTTGTTTATCCGTTCCACTTCCCGTGCTGCCCAGAATACGAACGCAAGCACATCGTAAGCCTCCGAGCGCATGACCTTACGCTCATCCAATCCAAGCAGCACCCTGCAAGGGACAAGTATCATTTCCCGTTCCGACGATATTCCTTGAAGCTGCATCAATTCGCCCATGGTAAGGTCGTTCAAAGTGGAAGGTGTCCTAATCCCTCCGACCTTTTCGGGACGCTTGGCTTTCTGAATCTCCTCTTGGAAATCACCGCCGGCATAATTGCATATCACCAAAAATTCTTTCAGTCTCATATCTTTCCCAGTTTAGCTTTCGGTCGTTTCAATACCGGTCTTATACGGAATACCATCGCCATGATAAGCATGTCCAGATAGTCCGGCGAATGACCGAGTGTTTCTTTCATCTTCTCCTTGCTGATTATTCCTTTCTTTCGCGTATCCGCATCGACATGCGCCTGTTTCAGAACGCTCAGTTCTTCAATAATCCGTTCTTTCTGCTGTTCCGTACATACGATTCTTATCAACCGGTTGGTGATAAGTTCCGCCAACTTGAAGGCGCATTCCGATTTCAGGTTGTCGAATTCCGGATTGACAGGACGGCTTCCGCCGTGAAACTCCTTGATTCCGTTCAGGTAACTTTCAAGGTATGCCCCTAACCCGTCAGAATCCGCAACCATCCTGCTTCGTGGAATGGAACACTCTATCATCATTTTTCGGAGTTCCGTTTCAATCATCTTTCCTTCGCTATATTCTTGGTCTATCTTGATGATACAAACATTCCCTTTCCAATGACCGGCGACAAACCGGTCACGCCCTTTCATGGCAAGGTCTGCCGAACCGGATGATTCTCCGGCTGGCTTTACGTGCTCATTGGTGAACAAGTCGCATACCGCATCATAATCACAAAGTGCGGACGGGTCGTTTTCATATTCCCAATTCCCGAAATACAGGCGTTCTTTCGTGACCCTGTCGTTCGTGTTCCGCAAGCTGTCTATATAATCCTCAGTTGCAAAGGGATTGTCCTGCACAAGAGCCTGAATGAACGCATACGGCTCTTTTAATTTCCCTTCCTTCCAAGGCTTGTAGAAATCACGGTACAACCAGTTCTTTTTCGGGTTGCAAGTGATAAGTATCTTCCCCGGAACATGATACACGTCATTCAGATGCCTCCCTATACGTGTCTTCAACACTTCAAAAGCAAGGAGATGGACCTGACCCGCTTCCTCTATCCATCCGCCCGTGTATTCCTTGGAGCCGAGACGCTCATACATCGGGTCTTTTACAGGATAATACGTCAAGTCAAGGAAGATGATTTCACTGCCGTTATCGAAGCTCACCCCCTCTGTCGTATGCTTATATCCGGTGAACCCGTACCACTTAGCCACCTTCTCAAAAGTGACGGATATTGACTGGCGGCTGTCCTTTAGGTTGTTCCGTCCGGCAAACCAGCGTGTTCCGGGAAGGTAGTAACAGCATTGCATGAGCCATTCACACCCAAGCCATGACTTTCCTCCACCTCCGGCACCTCCGTAGCAGATAAACTTCGTCACATCGTCACGGAGATAGTTATATGCCAACCTTTGCTTTATGTTTACCTTCGCCTGTTCCATCACTTCAATTTATCCGCTTCCGGAGTATAGGGAAGAAAGTCAAATCCCTTAAACTCTTTCCCGTTCGTTGTATGGTCAATCTCCTGTTTGTCCGCCAGCCCCAAAGTACGTGCGATGATGTTGGCATTGAAAGCCCCTACACATGCCCCTTCGAACTGCTGCGTCTTGATTGTTTCCTCCACGCGTGCGATGACTTGCAGAAAATCTTCTTCATTTTTAGCTATACAATCATCCCGGAAATTACTCCACCATCTTCTGGAAGCACCCACATAAATGCAGAAGCCCATAAGCGAATACGGGCGTGAAACCGGAGATACTTGCTGTTCGGTCTGTTGCTGGTTTTCCGTTATGACCCGTTTCCCCTTCTTTACCCTTACCGGGATATTTTTCTGTATCTCCTTCCGAGTAGTCCATGGATTCTCATCGCACCATTGGAAATATTCGCACGCCGCTTCCCACAGCAGTTCTGGGGTGGAGAACAGTTTGTCCCTCCCATGCTTGCTGCGTAACATCCAAAACTTATTTCCCTTAGGTGCTGCCATAATCATTCAAAATCTAAAATATAGAACATACCTTTTCAGTAAAACATCCGTATTTCTTCTAACACCATCAGTCATGATATTAAATATAGAACAATTACAGATGTACTTTCACACCATTTCCACCTTCCAAATTTCATGTCATAAAACAAAAATACCGGATAATCCACAAACAGATTACCCAGTATTAAAAAATTCGACTGACACGCCGTGTCAGTAAGTTTTTTGTCAATATCCCAATATCTTCGCCGATTCAAGCCTTATAGCTTCCAACGCTTCTTTCATTTGATTGATAAGGTCATCCTTCTTCTTAAGTTCACTCACAAAGAAATAAGAATCGGCAAATGCATTATTGATATGTGCAAAGACGTTTCTCAAATTCCTTTCGAAATCCGCGTCTTCAAAGAATGGAAGCCCCGACATAAGCTCACCTGCCGGTCCATACGCCATACCATACTTAAGCTGCCCTTGTGCTATCGTCTTCTTCAGCTTCTGGTTGAGCCTGTTCACTTCAAATTTCAACATGGAGTTAGCGAACTTCATGATCCCGCCTTTCCTCAATGATTCTTCCATAAGATTGAAAGCCTCTATGTAGGCTTCCTTGAACCTTGCCGCCACCTTGCCTGTGAAACCCATTGCAAGAAGGGTGAACCCGTCACGGGTAAGGTAGTACATGGGTCTTTGTTCGCCCTTGGCGTCTTGATAAGCAACCAGCGCAAAATTGCGCCCGTTAAACTCATCACTGCAATCAAGCGACTTTATCGCCCTTAATACATCTTTGTGTTGCTTCTTGAAATACTCCGCCACACGGAGCGATGTGGTCACGACCTGACCGTCTACTACTTGTACGAGTTCGTACATCTCTTTCGCCTGCTTGATGCAATCGCTATCAAACAAGGATAATGATTGGTTTGTTGCCATGTGATTATAGGACTTTTTTGGCATAATAGACAGAAAAACGGCTGTCCTTTCCCGTTGTCCTACACCATCACAAGGCAGTGGGCGCATTAACGCTCCACACGGGGGTAACAGCCGATATATACTATGCTTACAGGCACAAAAAATGCCAGCAAACCAATGTTGGCAAACTCTCGCTTGCCCTGTGATAAATTATGTAGGACACCACAAAGATACAAAAATTTGAAATGCCAAAGAAAATATTCCAATATATTTGCCTTCAAATATGAATATATACTTCATCCGCAGTTTCATATATACTGAAACTGCCAACGAATATATACTGAAATGGCAAAGTAAGTATATCTTCGATTTAGAGACAAAAAGCCTGCATAATTTCATCTGAGCGGCATAATGAATGAACATAAGTGAAATGGCTGACTTACTTATGTTAAACGACCGGCTTACTTATGTTAAACGGGCAACTCACTTATGTTCGTCAAAACACATGCTTGACCATAGTAAGTTTTTCAATCATGGACCAACGGCTTGCAGATTTCAACAACTATTTTGCAGTCTTCCACATCGAACATTCCGATGTGGCACATTTCTCGTGGTATGCCCATCTTCTTTGACAGCCATAGGTATGCCTTATTCCTGTTGGATATTCCGGGAATATACTCATGCCAAATCTTGTTGATGAGGTTTGTCTTGGCTATCTGGTCAAAGTAGAAGTGAGCTTCTTTCTTGGCTTTCCTTAGCTCTGCATTAGCCAGACGGCCTAATGCTTGGTCTGTGCCCTTATGTACCCCGACATAAGCCCTGCATTTTCGGCAGAGGTAAATCATGCCGTAAGAGCGTCCGTAGATTATGGAACTGTCTACATATTCGGTAGGCATTCCGCAATAAGGGCAAACTTTACCAGTAAGTGTCTTCTTCATAATCCTTACTTTTTAATCAGTTTAATAGCTTCCTGCAAGCCGTCCTCAAATGCTGACTCATAATCATCATATTCAGAACCAGACTGAAAACCATTTATCGCAGGATTCTTCGTAAAGGCATCTACGACATAAAACCATTGCTCCATATCATCATCATATAAAGAGTATATCGCAACATTATACACCTCCCGTAGCCACCTATCCGCCAAAGCCTGCGTGGGGCGGGAATAGCCAAATTCATCTTGATTGAAGTTATAAGGGTATTCCACATTCCATACGCCCATTCCTTCGGTGTATTGCGAAGTACAAGGCACGTCAAATCCTGCCTCTTTCAGCAGCTTTGCCGTGTTGAAGCTGACGTAACTTTCTTCTATCATAATTAACTTAACTGTCTAATTAATGTTGTTTGTTGTTAACTTTTTAAACATCATATATAATAAAGCCATATATTTGCAATGCGATTTATCTGGAGTAACCCTCCATTCCGGCGAAAATGTCGCCGTTCCGTCCGTTCTCGTGAGAGAAGAGACTTAGCCCCCAGTACCCGTGCCGGGGGCTTTTTCGTTGTATGTCGGCATCATACAACGCGCCAAGACAATGAAGTCTTGCGTGCATCTGCCGGGAAAGGAGGGTTACAATATGTCAGATAAATCGCAAAATGAAAGTGGCATGGTAAGAGTGTTTTGCCGATACATAATTCGGAATGGAAAAACAATCTATCCGAAGAAAGGCAAATGCTTCTCTTTCCTTGTAAAAGCGTAAGCTATTACAGGTAACTTTCAAGGGAGGATTAACGGGGCCTCCCTTTTATTCCTCCCATTCCACTTTAATTGTGCCTATATAGTGTGTGCTTGGTGCTATATGTCTGATAGCTTCCTCCTTGCTTTCATAGCATCGCTCCTTGTACACATTCACCCATCCCTCTTTCTTTTCGGGGAGCATCATGAGGTCGAAACATTCATTACTGCCTTTCCCGTTTATGTCATATAAATTTACACCCTCTTCTTTATACTCTCTGTCATCTGTAAGGGCTACTATTGGAAAATCTCCAACCCTATCAAAGCAAATAATCCTTGCCTTTCTTCCGTCCCTTGTGCAGACAGGTTTGCCTGCTTTGGCAGCTTCAAGGTTGAAGGGTTTTAGGTTCAATTTCTTTTCTTCCATATCTTCTTTGGTTTGTTTGATTTCTATTTCGATTGTCCTATCAATAAAATTGCAGTACATATAAAGCTGTTTGGGTAGAATTACAGAATTATATACTTTATATCTCTGAAATGTAGAGAACGTACCATCTGAAACTCTCTTTTCATACGTCTCTCCGACCTTTTCGAGTTTCTTGAAACACGCTAATTTCTTATCGTTTCTATATGCACAATATGGATTTCCAATAAATTTGCAAGTTCCTGCTTCATCAAAGCTACATTGATTGCAATGCCCTATAATACACTGATACCACTCACCGCCAAACTCGAATATTTCTCCTATCTTGCGTTCCATAATCAAATCACTATTACAGGGTAATTACCGTACCATTCGATATCATTAATTTCATAAACAAAATCATTGTCAGCGTCTCCTTTAATAACATTTACGATTGCTGACTTATCTTCCACTTTCATAAGTTCGTCAATCAATTCCTGTACTGTCATTCCCATAGTTAGTCCTCCTTATCCATTCGTTTAATAGTTATAGCCAAACCGATGTAAAGGATATATGCGCAACCAGCAATAAGCAGCGTTACCCATTCTCCAAGCCGCATTACGCAGAACAGGGAGACGGCACACGCAAATATCACAGCTATTATTGCAAGGCTTTCTTTCACGGCTTCCAATATATCTTTCATTTCGTTTCCTCCAATAATTCTTTGTTGTCGTATATGTTTCCGATAACTTCCCAATTTAACTTCCCATTTACTATATGATTGTTCAAATAGCTATCTATATTATATTCGGGAACACTCATGCAGAAACTTCCGTTTTTGAACGACACCTTTCGGAAATACTTACGCCCTTTGTTATCTTCTCTTTGACCGATGCACATAAGTATATCACCCTCGTATATTTCTTTACCGTTCTTGTCATATAAACCTGTGAACTGACCTACGGTATTAGGGTCGATTTCTCTTTTCCACACGGCGTTAGAGCTATCGCTCTTCTCCAAAATAGTGCATTCTCCGTTTGCCCATACTAAAAGCGAACCATAGCACCACTCATCGTTTGCAAGACGTTTACCTCTGAATTTTATTTCTCTATTCATTCCGCTTCCTCCTTTCTCAAATCGCTCAAAGCCTTATCTTTGCATTTTTTGCACAAGAAATGATTCAATGTACCCTTGAACATAGCTAAATACATGTCTTCATCATCTGTAAATTTGTGATTGCAGTTGAAACAGCATCTTTGAACCTTCATACCCAAACGCTCTCTTATTTCACGGAATTTACTGAATTTCGTAAATGGCTTATCAGTTACATTCAAGCATTTATATACTTTCCTTGCAATCTTAACGACCTCCATTTGTTTCCTCCTTTCTTTCGGGAAGCAAATCGTCAATATAAGCCCATCTTATAGCCTGCTTGGGAGCTCCCTCCCCATCGTTTACCCATTCTACCGGTAAGTAAACCAATCGACCTTCAAATATCAACTCCAATAAAATCCATGTGTTTTCTTTTTGCGGCAAATCATTTGGAAGATTGTGCCACACGGAGTTGATGCGCCACTGGGCACCTTCGATAAAGCAGCTACTTCCAAAATCCGTAAGCACTTCATCTTTTGAAGCACATGAAAGCATTGCCGCTCTTTCAATCTGTTCTCTTGTCATAATCAATATCTTCTTTAAGTTCCACCAATTCTTCCAAAATCTCATTAAACGGGACGCTCATCAGGTATTCAGCCAGCCAGCACGCTCCTGCCTTGAAATCTTCATCGCAGTGCGACTTGCGGTCTTGGTAATGCCTTATCCCTTCCTTGTGCCGGATACCGGCTTCTTTTATCTTTTCCATTTTCATACTCCTAACTTCTCCTTCCTGTACTTTTCCGCATATTCCTCGTTGCACTTCTCCGGCTTGACCAGAATGACCGTGTTCCGGCTTATGCGGAGCGGCATTAACGATTCCTCGTGTCTGTAATACTTTATTATCTTCTCGTTCAGCCCCTTGCTGTTCTCGTCCACCGAAGGCTTCCTTTCCACCATCGGGTCTTTGATTCTTGCTACGCTCATACTGTCTGTTTTTAGTGGTTATGCCGATATTGCCTTGGCGATTAATCTTGCGTCGCAGAGCTTCGCCGAAAGGACGTTGACCGCCGCACGGCAGGTGTCCGTGTCAAGGTTTACCGTGCAGGGTATTCCCATTGTGCGCATCAGCCTGTCAAGCTCCTTGTAGAGTGCGGTCAGACGCAGGTATCCGATGTTGGAACGCCTGAAACGGGAATCGACATGCCTTAGCTCTTCCTCGCGCTTGTCCAGCTGTATGCAGGAGAACTCGCACATCGTCCTTGCCAGCTCGCAGCGTGCAAGCAGGGCGGAATCTTCCAGCCTCGCCTTGTCGAACACTCCCTTGATGCTGTAGTAGAGGATGTCCACGTGTTTCTGGATGTCTTCAAGAAACGTCTCGTTAGCGTCCGCGAAAAATCCGCTGCGGTCTCCTATGACCTCGAAGAGCATCTTCTCGTACTTTCCACGCAGCCTGTCTATCACGTTGGTTATCCGTTTGGTCTCATGCCTGTAACGGTCAGACTTCCTTACCGCTTCCACCGCCTCGATAACGGTTGTAATTGCGATGTCGTTTGTGAACAGGATGTTGTAAGTGCATCCTATCACGGCTGGAGCGTGCTTGTCTATCAGCCGGTTCATGAATTCAATCTGTGTCATTTTTCGATTTTTCTAATTATCAGGAATTTGGGCTCTCCCTTCTTCAGTTGAGCCAGTGTTTCTTCGTCAACTTCCGCGTAAGTGGTGTAATTGATGTTCATCTGCTGCGGAAGCCTGTATTTCTCGCGTATCCTGCGTATCAGTGACCAGTCGTTAGTCACCTAATAGATGGCTGCCTTCATACCGGAGGATTTAGCAGTTTCTTAGCTTCCTCGTCGCCCGATTCGGCACGTCTTTTCAGCTCCTGATACCGGCAATTATAGTCGCACAGGAATGCGTATATATCACGGCTTGCAACAGCATCCGGAGGTGAATCATCCCCGTAAACAGCCCGAATTGCCGCTTTTTTCCCTCCGTACGCCCCGAACAGGTCTTCCGGCTTGTAGTTGTTAGGCAACAACGGGAAAAGAGTTCTAAAAGCCTTATAATCTGTTTTTGCCTTTTCGGCAAGATTCCGGATTCCTTTCACGCCGGAAACCATGGCGGATGCGGCATCGTCTATCCGGCTGTACCCACGCTCCGACCGTTCTTTGTAACGCTCGTTCTCCATCCTGACAATGGCTTCCCTGCGGTCAGAAGCGAAGTCGTGCAAGGCTACCATTACGGCTTGGTTGTTTATACGGCTCCCCCATACGAACTGACCTCGCTGACCGGTCTTAAGCTGGTTGAAGAATATGCACAGCTCGTACAGGTTCAGGTAGTAATAGCCGGAGACAATGGCAAGTGCCGTCTCCGCAACCATGGAGCGCATCTTCGCATCTTCCAGGTTCATGTCGATTCCTGCATACCGGAACACTGAACGTATATGCTCCGAGACAAGCGACAATGCCGTTACGTTCCCGTACACACAGCTTACATCCGCCAAAGTTGGGATACCGGAAAGCTTCACGACATCGACAAGCGGCATCGTGCACTTCATCTGCGCAGCCGTACCTGCCCAGCTACTGACCAATTGGGATGCTGTTAATGAAGTCTTCAAGCTCTTCTGCAGGGAGGTCAAAGGGGTTCCCGCTTTCTTCGCTTCCGGTCTTCCCAGCTGTTCCGGAGACAGAACCGCCGTTATCGTCTTTTGCAATTTTGTTTCCATTCCGTTCCAATTGTTCGTTTATCCAATAATTCGCCTTGCTGTCCCAACGCTCGATTCTTACGCCGTTGGCGTTCTTCCAGCCCAGGCTGTCGAAGTGGTAGAAGAATTTCTCCGCCTGCTTTTCCCAGTCGGCCAGCCTCCCCTCGAAGAAGGCTTTCACCTGCTCCAGCGTAGGTGTCACCCTTTCGGGCTTTACACGCTTCGGCTTTTCCTCACGCGTGGGCGTGGGCGGAAATAACTCCCCAGAGTTATTATTATTCTTAGTCTTTGTCTTTATATTAGTGTTACCACTTATGTTACCACTTATGTTACCACTTATGTTACCACTTATGTTACCACTTATGTTACCGTCAGAAACATAAAGCATGTCATAGAAAGCACTCCCAGCACGTTTATTACCTTCCTTGAATGATATTAGTCCTTTTTGCTGAAGTTTGTTGCGCAGGTCACAAATTGTTTTGCGTGAAATACCCAATTCAAATTCGATATTTCTCGTCGGCAATTCGAACGGACTAGTCCAGTTTCTCGAGTTACATTCTTTCAGAAGATAAAAATAAAAATCAGCCTCGTAACTTGTCATCGGTCTAGTACGCCTTACAGTCCAAAAATTGTTTATCAATTCAATGTAGGTCATCGTAAATAGGAGTTAACCTCGTTCATAAATTCCTGCAGCGAATGGCAGACAACGTACTTGTTGCGGTACGTTTCCGCCTCTCTCTGCCACTTTCTCTGATGCTCACTCTGTGTACCTTTCGGTGTCTTCATTTCGATGCACAGGGAAGCGAAACCTTTTTTCGGCACCAGCAGAATCAGGTCTGCCACGCCTTTCACAACGCCTTCGAACTTCATGCGCGCGCCGGTCTTCGCATCCCTCCTGCCTCCGTTTGGCACGGCGAACATCATCCGCTCCAGCTTCGGATATTGAAGCCGGAACCAAACCAGGCAGTCATGCTGTATCTGGCTTTCCGACAATGGTGTAGTCTGTTTTTTCATTTCTCATAGGAGTAAATAGATTAAGGGCATCCACGGTTCATGGACACCCTATAATAGGTTTATAACAGTTTAACCAAAGAATGTGAAATTTCCGCAAAGACATCTTCATAAGAACTTATAGCGGACTCCTTTTTTTTCAAGTCAGAGACAAGGAAGAATGCATCACTATATACGCAACTAAGCTGGCTAATGATGTTCTTTAGATTGTCCTCAAATGTCATACTATTGCAAGGAAGCAAAAGTTGTATACACCCTGCCGGACCGTAAGCCGAGCCATGCTCCTTACGACCTTTTTTAACTCCCTCGCAAAGCTTCCGGTTAAGGTTTCCTATGGCATCAGAAAGAAGGACGTTTGCGTATTTAGAGAAGCTGCTTGTCCGCAGGATTTCTTCCATACTATTGAATGCCTTGATGTATGTTTCTTTGAATTGTGCTGCTATCTTTCCGGTAAAACCCATGGCAAGATATGTAAAACCGTCACGAGTAATATGATACATAGGCCTTTCTTCACCTTTAGCATCCTTATATTTAACCAATGCAAAATTGCGTGCGTTAAATTCAAGGCTGCAATCTAGGTTTCTTATAGAGCGTAATACATCGGAATGGTTTCTTCCGAAATACTCCGCAACCTTTAGCGAAGTGGTTATCACCCTGTCATTTTGGATAGTTACAAGATTGACCGTTTCGTGGTCAGACGCAAAGGTAAGTGTACTGTTATTCGACTTAACTCTGGTTCCATCGTACTTTGGCATTGTTGAATGAAATTTGAGTTATGTATATAAGAGAAGCCGTCAGCCTCCCGATACTCGCCAAAGTACAACTAAATTCGCATAATGAAAGTAGTCCAACAGGGATAGCTAACGGCTTTATCATAAAAATGTAACGCCCTAAGCAGATATAAAATATCCACTCCCATTATACTATTATGTCATACCTTGGCGAAGTACATTGCAAATATACATAATTCTGTTTTCACTGCAAACTTATCCCTTATATTTTTATTCAAATAATTTTCTTACGCAATTCGACTGACACGCCGTGTCAGTAAGTTCATAGCCTGTTAGAAAATAGGTTCATAGCCATATCTACCACGTTTTCCTTAACGACATCATCCGTTCCGGTCACGCCGTTGGCGATGTTCTTCTTCGTCTGGATGACTTGGTACATATACTTGTCGATGGTGTCTTTACCCAAATAGTAATAGCAGTTCACGTTGTTCTTCTGACCGTTCCGGTGCGCCCTGTCCTCAGCCTGCTCGCAATCGCTGAACGTCCACGGGAACTCGATAAACGCTACACGGCTGGAAGCGGTCAAGGTAAGCCCCGTACCGCCCGACTTGTAGTTGAGGATTATCAGCTTGCACTTCGGGTCATTCTGGAACTTGTCTACCGCCATTTGCTTTTTCGCCGCGTTATCCTCTCCTGTTACCGTCACGGCATCGGGGAAGTTCTTCTTCAACTCCTGGACCACTTCTTTCAGGTAGGCGAAGACTATCAGTTTCTCTCCTCCGTCTGTCACATCGTGGACGAACTCGGAGAACACCTTTATCTTTCCCCTTGCGGAAATGGATTTCAGGATCCCCATGCGCACCATGACCTCGCCACTCATTGCCTTTTCAATCTTCTCATCGCTGGCGTTCTTATACTCGCGCAAATACTGGATAAGGTCAGCTTCCGCCTTGTCGTACTCTTTCCGGTTGTCAATGTCCACCTCAATGTACTGCCGTGTCTTGTCGGGAAGCTGCGTAAGCACTTTCGCCTTTTCCCTTCGGAAGAAACAGGTATTGGACAGCCTCCAGTTCAGTTCCTTCACATTGGAGCTTTGCTTAGGTCCGTCACAATACCTTTCCACGAAGTTCCGGTAGCCTCCGAAGTCTTCCAGCCTGCCCATTATCTTCAGCTGCTGGATAAGGTCGGTATTGTTGTTCACTACAGGCGTTCCGGTAAGTTCAAGTATGTACTCTTTCCCTTTGCAGATTCCCTCGACAAACTTGCTCTGCTGTGTCTTGCTTGACTTGCACTTGTGCGATTCGTCAATAATCACAGACTTGAACAAGGATATACGGGGGTCGAACGTAATGGACCGCATCGTAAACCTTGCATCATCCTTCACGTCCAGCACAAAGAACTTCTTCAGGCTCTCATAGTTCGTTATATAGACATCACAGCATTTCGTTTCCCAAAACCGCTGCCATGTGTTCTTATTCCTCGTGTCAAGGATAAGCGACTGCTTGCCGGCGAATTTCTTGAACTCACGCTGCCAGTTTATCTTCAACGCCGCCGGACAGATAACCAATACCGGATAAGCCTTCGCTATCGTTACCGTGCCGATAGCCTGCAATGTCTTGCCCAGTCCGGGCTGGTCTCCGAAGATGCACCTCTTATGCTGCAGTGCGTATGCTATTCCTTCTTTCTGGTATTCGTAAGGCTCCAGAAGCAAGCCGTGCGGAACGGTCAGCTTCGGCATGTCCGGAATGGTATAATCGGCAACTTCTTTTGAAGCAACCGCACGCTTCACACGGCTACATATCCTTGAAGAGACCGCCCAATTGCTCATCGCATCCACATACCATTTGTCGGCGAGTGACACTTTCCAGGCACGTTCGTCCGACAAATAGGCGGCACGGGGGTTCTTCTTCACGGAAGGAATCCTTTTCACCATTCCGACCAAATCCGGGTGGTAAGGGAATGCTAGCTTATAGAAATTGGGCGTTTGCGTTATACAGAATGGATATAGCATAGTTATGATGCCATTTGTTTTGCACGCTGCCTGCGTGGCTTAACTTTATTCCCACCAATCTCAATCGTGACGGTGGAATTGTCCATCACGGCTTGGAAGTCCTTCACGTCCGAATCATCCGGCATTTCCGTTACGGCTTCCGGCACATTGTCAGGGGCGATATCAGAAGCAGGCGTTTCTTCTTCGAACGGGAGTTCCTGCTGAACGACTTTCCATTTCTTGTTAAAGAGATACTCATTAACCTCATACTCACAAGCCTGTATGGACTGTTCCAATTCGAATGCGAACTGATAAGGTTCGTTCTCATCATCAAACTTAGTGAACGGGCTGTTCAAGTTCAATACTTTGTTGCTCTTCAGGAAACGTTTGCCAATTAAAGTGACACCCCTGCTCTCATCTTCGCCTCCAATAGTATAGCCTGTAACTTCAAGTTTCTTGTCAATATCCTTAGGTAAATCCTCCAAGAACTCTTTCCCATCTGCCTCTTTCTGTTCGCATAGAAAGGCAAGATGCGCTGTAAGCGCGCTGAAAGCATCCTTCAAATCGTTCGTCACAAGGTTCTTACCTTCTACCGTGGTTGTTCCGTTCTCGTCACGGTATGATGCTGTCAAGGTGTTGTCTTTCGTCACCTTCGCCTTCAAAATTTCCATTTTTACCTCCTGTTTTTATATTCGTTGATAAATTCCTGATAGAACCGGTCAGCCGGAAGTGGGAGCATTATCCCAAGTTCGGACGCTGCGTCAGCTTTCACCTTGTTCAGGAAGTCCGTCATCTGGATAGTGTTCAGCCTCGATGTACTTCCGGCTATGACCGTTTCTTTCCCTTTGATTACCGCCGTCCTGCGCAGGAAAAGGTTGCAATAGTAGTCGTGTACGTCCTGTTTAGGTGTTCCGGTCTCCTGCTCGATACAGGTAAACCAAAGCCACATCAGTGCGTTCTGGCTTAACGTTCGCGGCTCAGTGTACCGTTCAATGGTCACTTTGTACCGTCCGTTACACAATTGGCTGCACATGAAGTCGAATGACTTATTCATCCTGACTTCACCGTTTTCCTTTACAAGTACGGTTGTTTGGCTCATTCTTCTGCAAATATCTTCTTGTCAGTAATCAATTCCCGGTTAGCCTCCAAAAATTCGATGAAGTGTTCCACATGGGCTGCCAGAAGCTTCACCGTCTTCCCGTGGTCATACGTGTAATATTCCGGATAGCGTGTACCGCTTATCAACGGGGTACGGCTCGTGCCTCCTTTCAGCTGGTACGCCGTATATTCGAATGCCGACACGCTTTCCATCTGACCGGAAGCGATAAGGCAGTACGGATATACGTGCCGCTGCCATTTATGTTCGTACTTGCCGAACTCATATTTCGAAGTGGTCTTGATGTCATAGACAACGTCTTTCCTCAATTCGTCAATATATCCGTACAGTTCAACATCACCGTACCGTGTCGGAAGCGTTGCAGAAACATATAGCTGGCTTATGCAGCCTGCGAAGTATTCCGATTCCTTGATTACCCATTTACGGTCAAATAGGAAATTACGCATCGGCGACAAATCTGTTTCAGGAAACGTTACCTGTACGATATTGGTTTCCTCATCGCCAATAATCTGGTAAGGTTCACGTTCGGAAGGGATATGCTTTTCGCGATGAATCATCGAATCAATCAGCGCATTGAACGCCGTTCCCTTGTCCGCCGCCTCGCTGGAGAACGGTACACGGTTGATGGCGTCAATCAATGACTGCTTCAGTTCCGCCTCTATCTCTTCCGGAGAACGCTTGTATTCTCCGGTGTCACGGTCTACATTGAAGTAGCTTTCCGCTTCCTCATCCGCCCTCAGATAGTCCTCGAACTTATCCAAGAGCGAAGGGTATATCCTGTATCTAAGCTGCGACATATTGCTTCTTGATTTTGTCGTATTTCAAACCCAGTTCCTTGCAACGCTTGTTCAACAGCGTTCCAGCCTGAAGCTTGCTGTCGAAGATGTGCTGCATTCCTGCAATGCTGTTCATCACCTCATTGGCGGAATCTATGTCATTCACTTCTTCAATCTGTGCCCTGATGACTTCAAGCAGGTCTTCATATTCGTTGGAAAGCTCTGTCTGCTTCGCCTGATAGGTAGAATAAGCTTCAATCACCTTAGCCATGAAATCGTTCTTTCCGGTGATGTTCCCATCCTCATCAATGATGACGGGTATTTCCATGCGTTCGGGAAGGTTGCAGGTGTTCTTTCCGTAGAACTTCTCGCACGGGTTGAACGAAATGGTGCGTTTCTTGCCGATAGCCTCCATGTAGCCTACCAAATCCAGTTCCTTTATCAGGTCACCGGCAGACGATCCGCCGATTTCCGGACGTATCTGTTTCTCGTCACCAACCTTCTCTTCACGCTCATGCGCTACGAATATCACAGACTTTCCCATAATGGTGACACGCTTCACGAAGTCAATGAACATATTCTTACGAACTCCGTAGCCCTGAAGGGAAAGCGTACCGTCCGCTTTCTTCATCTTCGGGTTAGTCTGCATGATGTACACATCCATAAACGAAAGCATCTTTCCGGCGGTGTCTATGACGATGGTCTTGTAGTCCGCCACTTCCGGAGAACTCAATACCTCGTTCACCTCTTCCCATTTCGCAATCTGTACCGTGTCCACACGATGGGCGGCATTCACACGGTGCACGCCTCCGTCAAAATCCAGCAACAGCGGAAGTGGCGCCGATAATGCCAAAGTGGTATTATGCGTTACAATGTAGTTATCAGTGATATATAATTCATCTTCATTAGATACCTTGATACATACACATTCAGCATCTTCTACCTTTTCAACGTCTACGATGTAACGTGACACAACAGGTCCACTCCATTCTTTAGCTTTCCTTTCAAGATAGAAAGGACATTCAGGAATATTCATATTCACGCGATATTCACCGGACTTACCATCACGATCGTAATAATGTACCACTGATATTCCACCCAGTGACCTTACAAGGTCTATGACATCGTATGCTAATCTGCAACTTGATGTGCTAAATGATGTTCTATTTTTATAAGAATGACCATCGGTGTCCATCAGACCTCGAAGCAAATTCAACCGCTGCAAGTGACTTCCTTTCTTATATTCTTCAGGAATGAATTTATCTCCTGAATGAACATCAAGATTAAGCCGTTTTACTCTCTGTATATATCCCTCCTTCGCACCTTGAAGGACAATGCAATATTGTGGGCAGTTAGGAGCGTCATTCATTTTTACGGAATAGCCATCTGGAAGAAGTGAAGCAACTCTTTTCATTATATCATTATCCATATCTGGATTCGAGAAAAGTGCCACATTCCCAGTCAATGATCCGTCCCCAATCAATACTCCCAATATATAAGGGTCAATCTCGTACTCCCTTTCCGGATAATCCATTGCAGCGGATACCGGAATCTCAAACCGTGGTACAGGCTTTCTTCCACTGAGTTGTCTTGATGGAGACATCGGACATGATATGCCTTTTGAAATCATTTCTTTCAAGGTCATATTCCTGAATCCTGACTTCCTGCTATTTCCGGTGCTCATTCTAACCGTCCATATATGCTCTTCATCGCAATATGTCTCTGCACCGTCATTTGTCAAAACACGATATACCGGACGTACCCCTTGCGGATATATTCCACATATTATTTGCACTTTCCCATCTGCACCCATGATTTCATCCCCAACAGATATGTTGGCAAGTTTTCTAAATCCATAAGGCGTAAGAATGTTACAATAAATCGGCTGGGCTTTTCCCATACCCGGTTGCCCGTAAATCAATGCTGACAAGGTAGGCTTGACAGCCAGTTCGTTAGGTTTCTTAATCAATCCCATAATTGAATAAATTTAAGTGGTTAATAAATCTGTTAGTTTTCCTGTACGGCGGCCAGACCGTACTTTGCTGCAATGGACGGAATCGAACCGCCCTCGTGTCCAGATTCTCACGCTACCCACGCCGTGAAGCATTGCAGTTGGCATTCCAGAGCCTCAGTTTCTTTTAATTAAAATTGCCAATGTCCTTACGCCTGTGCCTGATTCCTTGAATGCTCCTGATTCTATCTCGTATTTCGCACCGCCGACATCTTCAAGCCATTTGCGGAAATCCCTGCACGTCTTTTCTTCTGCAAATTCCCAGTGTGCGCTTGTGATGGATGCGAGCGTTCCGCCCTGCTCCAGCATGTCGTACATCATGCGGACATGCCTGATGTCCTGGTTCCCGGAAAAAGGAGGATTGGCTATTATCTTGGTGTATTTCTTCCCGATTGTGGACTTCGTGAAATCATCACCGATTATGTTTATCCCCCCTAATCCGGAAAGCAGTTCCTTATTTTCAGGCATCATTTCATAGCAATCCACAACCACATCGGGAGAGCTTCTGTGTATGGCTCTCACCAATGCCCCACGTCCTGCGCTTGGCTCCAGCACCTTATCATGTTCATGTATTCCTCCGGCAAGCATCACCAGCCAGTCCGCCACATCGGAAGGGGTCTCGAAAAACTGGAAATCCTGTGCCAGGTTGCACCGTTTGCCTTCATTCAGTATGGAGAACACCCGTTCCGGATTGAACGGGAAAATGAATCCTTGTACCTTGCCTCCTTGCCAGCTTCCTCCGGCTTCTTCTATCCATTTCTTCACTTCGGCGTACGACTTTTTATTGAATTGGACTTGTGGAAGCCTTAATACATTATCCTCCAGCGTGCAATGCTTCAGGATTTCCTCTACGCTCCACCGGCTTCCGTTGTCCTCTTTGGCATTTTTCTTGCCTTCCGTTTCTTCGATTCCCAACAGGCGTGCCAAGGACTTGTTCACATCGTTGGTAACCTGCGCCATTCTTGACATGAATTCAAGTATTGCTGTCATAAATTCCGTATCGACATGCCCTGTGCTGTCATAGATAGTCTCTTTATCTATAAGTTCAGGCAGGTTTGCCACGAACATGTAACTACCATGTAACGCTTCGATTAAATTCTTTTTTTTGCTCGTCATAGGATTTCTGTAAATAAATTCTTGTTGTGTCGATACTTCCGTGCCCCAACAGGTCGGCAAGCTGTATCACGTCTTTGTTTCTCTTAAGGAACATCTTGGCAAAGAAATGCCTGAAGGCGTGGGGGTGCATCTTCTTCGGGTCGATTCCACAGGCTTTTCCCCAGTTCTTCATGTTCTGGCTCAGCCCCCTGTCGGTGATTCCTCCATATTTACCTGTCGCGAAAAGCCCTGTCTTGCCGCTCTCTTCCACATACTTCCGTACTTCTGTTTGAAGGGATTTCGGGAAAAAGAACCTGCGGTATTTATTCCCTTTCCCTCTTAGCGTGACTTCTCCGCGAAGTATGTCCTCCCATGTGAACTGGAGGAACTCGGACACCCTTGCACCCGTAACGGCAAGCACCTTGATAAAGAAGTAATAGTCTTGGTTTTTCTTTGTCCGCAAAAACTCCAGCAGCCTTTCGTATTCCTGTTCGGTAGGCACGTTGTCCGTATCGAGCTTCCGCTTGAACTTCGGGCGTTTCAGCTTGATAGGATTCCCGGCGAACTCGCTGAGCCTCTCAATCGCAGTTATGCGGAGCCGGATGGTAGCGGGCGACATGCCTTGTCCTTCGAGCGTATGGATGAACCGCTTGTAATTGTCAAACGATATTTCATTGGCGTATTCAAAGTACTTTTTTACGGAGAAGGAATAAAGGCTGAGCGTATGGGGCGAATAGTCCTCCTCCTGGGTCAGGTAATAGATGAAGTCATTCATCAGCTTCCGGTTCTTTTCGGATATCACGCTCAGCTTTTCGAGTGGATTTATCTCGATTTTCTTCTTCAAAGCCCTGTATCCTGTCCCATTGAATGAAAGGAATTCAAGTAGTGCCGATTTTGTTAGAGGCTCTTCCGCTATTTCTACTGCATGGGCTTGCATAAACCTCCTGTATCCGGTTCTGTTAACAGGAAAACCGCTCTCAAGGAAAGATTTCACAATCTTGATATATCTTCCAATATATTCATAGCTCTTTCCTTTGCTGGAATAAAGATAAGTTATGTAACTGTAGAATACCTTTTGTCTGTCGTCGTTCATATGATTTTGTTTTAATGTGGCGCACCGTGGAATCGAACCACGTTAGCCCAGCGTACTTATGAAGACGATAAATAATATATACCCCGCTGCTATGCGCCGTGTGCCGCCCTATCACGTAGAGCGGCTTAGTTTAGTCTAGTCAAACAATGTTGTGATACTCCTTCGCTAAGGATTCGTGAAGCAAGCCGGATTCGAACCGGCATACCGTCATGCGGCAGATTTCCTTTCCTGCTTCTTTACACGTCTCGGCTTGCGCTCCTTCTTCCGTTTCGATGAACGGCAGTACATCAGCACATCCGAAGCGTTATAGTAGGCACGTCCGTTATCTTCTATCTTCATACGGACGGCACCGTTCTCCACAAGTTCCTGCAACCTCTTAGGTCCACCGACAACCCTTTCACTCTTTCGCTTTCCGAAACATTCACTTTCCATGTGCATCAGGATATTCTTCAGCAGGACGGATGCCGTATCGTCATCAAGAAGGGTTGACCTTAACTCATTGTTGTGTTGGTAAATCATAGCTCGTTCCTGTTTTGTGTTCTTCTAACTACACGTGCTGTCCGTACGATTCTACGCATCTGCATCCTCATGTCTATACGGTAGTTCATCACCGCCATCAGCATAAAGAGTATTGCGAAGAATATCTCCAGACCGTGTTTCCTTATCTCCCTCAAATCAAAGTTTACTTTCATCTTCTCGCACAGCATATACAATACCAGCTCCGTATCTTTCGAAATGCCCAGCTTCTTGTATATGTCCCGTTTCTGTGCCTTAATCGTCCATTCTGAACGGTGAAGCACGATTGCGACCTCTTTGTCAGCCAGCCCCTTGCAGTATTGTTCCGCAACAAGGTGCTCCCTCTCCGTAAGCTCATTCATGACACACGTTTGACATATATCACTTTCTCTATCGGGTCCATCCCGATAACAGACCATTTCTTTTCGTAGAATGAATCCTTCTCAAACATGCTCTTTACAGCACGTAAAGAAGAATCCTTCACGTGCTTAAAGCCGTACACCTGACCTACATCCATCCTGTTGAATGCCGGTCTTATCTCATCCGTATATTCCGCTACTTCAATCCCTTTCGTAGCTAATACGGTTCTTGTTAAGATTGGTAGTTGATTTGCCATATAATTCCATTTTAATTGTCCAACAAAAGCCGCCCGTCCCTCACGGGCAGGACGGCACACGATTTAACACCCATTGAAAACACAAACACAAAGTATTCTCAGTGCTTTTTATTACCTAATAAAACAGCTATTTCCTTACTGATTTCCTCATCGAACTTGGCTCTGCGGTCAAGCTCTTCGTCCCTTTTCATCAATAGGCTGTTCAGTTCCTGCATTTCCTTTATCAGCTCTTCCATATCCTTTGTCAAGTTTGTTTGCCATAAGTATTACGGCAAAGATGAATACTATCAATCCAGCCCAGTACATCGGGCTTAGGTCTTGGTTTGCGTGCATCACCGCAAGCGACACAGCGCATATTGCTATCAATATCTTCATTCCTCTTCCTCCACCTTATATCCTTTGTTTCTTAAGTACTCGACTATCAGACCCTCATCAATCTGTTCCAACAGGTCTTTCACGTCCTCACTCTCAATCTTCATCTGCACGTCCATGCAGTTGCAGCGTGAACTGATGTTCACTTCCTCTGCGTAAACTTCAATCTTTATTTTCATGATTCGATTATAGGATTTTATTTGATTAAGTTTCTCCGTACCGATTCGGTCGGCGGCATCACGCCATTGACGGAGAAATTGCTTAACTTTGAAGCGCAAACTAAAAATTAAGCTTTATGAAAAAACAAAAAGTAGTTATCGTTCCAAAGGCTTGTGGCCATGGGAACCTTGATGATGTAACAGAACCCTTTGAAAAACAAGGGTGGGTAGTGAAACAAGTGTCAACCTGCATGGGAAATACGTCCAATTCCGCAGGTGCAGCCCCTTCACCTAAACTGTTCGTCACCTTGCTTCTTGAAAAAGATGAATAAGGTGTAATAAAAAAGAGGAGAGCATTATGCCTCCTCTTTTCCTGTTATTACCCAATTGATAACCTGCTTTACCTTTTCAAATGTAATTCCGTTTGACTCGTCCGTACACCCGTCAAGTCTGAAACACGTCCCTTTGAACAGGGTTCTTACCAATAAAAACCGTATTAACGTTCTCATTTTTCACCTCCTTTGATAATTACTTTTCTATAAACAGGGAATGAAAACACCTTTATTATTATAATCATGTCTTCATTCCCTGTAATGAATCCGGTTTTCGGAATCAATATAGTTTCTTCTTTTTCTATTATTGCTTTCATTGAATTATTTAATTTGTCAATTTAATTAATATCTAACCACCATACCTAATATGGTATACACTACTATATGAAGTATTCTCAAATTACTTGCTAAATCTTCGACAGAGACATTCCCCTTTTGAGGAATAATCCAATCTGCAACAATAGCAACAAGGTTTACCACTACTGTTACGACTACAATTACTATTATTTCTTTCATGCTGTTGATTTTTATCATCCTCCTCCAATACAGATAGTAGCACCTCTCGGAGTTCTTTTATCATCTTATGATGTTTTTCTGAATCATATTCAAAATAGGAATCAGCATTAGATTTGGGAGATTCTTCAATGTATATTTCAATTTTAAGTGACATAACAATATAGTTTTAAAATTCGTGCCCCGATAACCTCTCTCTGGTCTTCCCACCGGAGTCATCAGCTACTGTGCTTCACTGCATAACCGTTCAGGGCATGTGCGGCTTCTCACTTAACCAGGCTGCTTGCTTCGACCTTTCGGCTGCTTGCTTCGACCCTTGATGTTCTCGCGTCCTCTATGTCGGGTGTGAGGGTATGCGCCGGTATCGCTTTCCGGAACGGACTGTTATAGTTCAGTCGGTCTTTCGTTCCCCGTCTCCGCATCAAAGGGCAGGCTCAAAGACCGGACGAGGTTATGTTTTCTGAAATCGGATATTATCCTTGATTTAGTCTGCGCAATATTTTGCCCCCATGTAACCTCTGTGGTTCTCAGGGTAGATGTCCGATGCTGTAAGGCTTCCCCAGTTGTAGACCTCTGTCACCTTGTCCTTCATGGCTTTTACGGAAGCGTCGATTCTTGCTTTTCTTTCAGCCTTGCGTGTCTCTTCCGCCTTACACTCCGCTTCAAGCTCCATTCTTCCGGCTGCAATCCTTACTTCAAACTTAGCCATCGCCCAAGCCTTCTTCAACGCTTCGGAGAATGTGTTATACTTAGCTCGTGCGTTCTTGTACAGCTTGTGTGCGTTTCCCATAATCTTGTGTAAATCGAACTTCTTCATATCACTTACCTATTTTTAGTTATCATTTATATTTGTTTTACTCGTATTTTTTTAGTTCTTTTGCGGTGTGTAGTAGTTTGATGTTGCAAAGATACTACATTGACGAATATTTACAAGTATATTGAGTATAAAATCATACTATATTTAGTATTATTAACAGTAAATACACTATTATGAATATTACAGAAAGACTTCAATACATTGTTGACCAGCTTTTTGGAGGAAATAAGGCAGCATTTGCAAGAGCTATTGATATAGCTCCTACAAGTATATCTAATTATTTAGGAAAAGAAAGAGCTTCAAAGCCATCAAGTGATATTCTTGAAAAAATCGTCAATTCAGTAGAGCAAATAAATGCATATTGGTTATTAACAGGAAAAGGAGAAGCATTTGGAAACAATATTCAACTTAGCACAAATGAAAATCATTCTATAAAATGCGAAAATGAATCAAGCTATATCGAATGTATACGTAATCTTACTGAAGCAAATTTACTCAATGCTGAAGCTAATAACAGAAATAGTAAAAGCTTAGAATTTTTAATTCAATCAATAACCCCTAAATAGCATACTATGGCAAAACCACGAGTATTTATAAGTTCAACTTTTTATGATTTACGTTCTATTCGTCTAGAGCTAGACAAATTTTTAACAAATATAGGCTATGAATCAATCCGAAATGAAGAAGGAGATATAGCCTATGGATCTACAGAATCTCTAGAGAATTATTGCTACAAAGAAATATCCAATGCAGATATTCTAATTTCTATCATAGGAAATCGGTTTGGTACACCAAGCGAAGGAGACAAAGAGCGCTCGATTTCAAATATCGAGTTAAGAACAGCTATAGAGCAGAAAAAGCATGTATTTATTTTTATCGAAAAAAGTGTTTTTATTGAATACGGAACTTATTTATTAAATGAGGGAAAAGAGAATATCACATATAAATATGTAGACAATATTAATATATATAAATTTATCAAAGAAATTAAGTCATTACGCAATAACAATAATATAAAAGACTTTGAAAATGTAGATGATATAACCTCATACCTCAGAGAACAATTTGCTGGATTAATGAAAAAATTCTTTATCCAAGAACATAGAATATATGAAATGAACCTCATCAAAGGGATAAACGAAACTGCCAAGACTTTGAAAGAGTTGGTTGATTATATACAAGACACCAATGAAGGTAAAGAAAAAGAATTAAAAGAAATAATAAAAACAAGTCATCCAATCATTGCAGAACTAAAACAGACATTGCAAATCCCTTACAAATTTTACATTGAAGACTTTAATGATTTAAAAAATATCCTAGGAGCAAGAAAATTCAGACAAAGCATTATTGATAAAAAAGATATATATGTGTTTTCGAGACATTTCGAGAATAGCAACGAAACTGAAAAATTAAAAATTAAAAAAGAAATATTTGATGAAAATCTTAATTTAAAATTCTATAGACCAAGCGAATGGAAATCTGATTTTATTTCTTTAGAAACAGAAAAAATAGAAGAAAATGATTTGCCATTTTAATTAACCACCTAAAACCAAAAAAATCATGAAAAAGTTATTTTTATTGTCATTGCTTGCGCTAACTTGTTTGGCATCATTCGCTCAGACAGAGAACGAAGAAGCAAGCACTCCAAAGAGCAAATACACATTGTTTACCCAAAAAAGCGGGATTCTTGTTAAGCAGGAGTATACAGATTTAGGGAAAGTGGATGGGTTATCGCTTGAGACGGTAATTACGACTGATGTCAATACAGAAAAGTCAGTGGCAGGAGTAAGATTCGAAACATCTTATTTCATATCTCTGCAATCTGGAAGTCTAAACTACATCAGTGTCTTAGATTACGATGAATTGAATGCTTGTATCAAAGCCTTAGAGTATATGGTTACGATTTCCGAAAGCCCTATACCGGAAAAATACACGGAGTATAAATATTTATCAACCGAGAATATAAAAATATCAATATTCACAAACAAGAAAAAAGGATGGTCTGCGTGTGTACAAACAAAATCTTATACCACAAAGTCGCAAGTTTTCATGTCTTCGGAAGACCTTAAATCGCTTATTGAAAAATTGAATCAGGCAAAAAAGATTATAGAAGCGTCACTTTCTCTTACTGCCGAATAATGATGCAATCAAATACTGAAAGACATGAACCCGAACATATCACTCTGCGCATCTCAATGCGCCGGAACGGGACACTGCCGGCTCTCCGCTTCCACCAAAGGGTGGGGATGCCGCTTCCTGTCCACGCCGATAGAATCCATTCCCGTAACAGACAAGGAGAAGGCAAAGCTGTTCTCAACGGTCTATCGGGAAGCGAAACGCAAGGGCGTACTGGAATGCCCGAACTACCGTTCCATGTTCATAGATGAGGTGCTGGAAAGCCTTGTTTTAGACTGATTTTAGTCTGCGCCAAATTTCTAAACATTTATAAATATATGAGTATCACAACGCAAAAGCCAATCTGCAGAACTTCGTCTAGTTTAGTTTTTGTGTTGTGATACTCCAACCATTAGAGAATGGCTGGAGTA